CTCTGGATTATATTTGTCTCCCACATATTCAACCAAAAAGTTTTTAAGGTGATTATCGGGCTCCACCGGCTCATTTAATGACGGATTACTATTATATTCTTTTGCGTTAATTACTTCCATTTTGTCCTCTTATAAAACTTTTGATGCTAGTGTCGCGACCTTTGATCTCTCACCCTTTATTAAAGTCATATGACCAGAAAGCTCATAGTTCTTCATTTTTTCAACTGCGTGTGATAGACCGTTTGATGTCGCATCTAAATACATACTGTCAATCTGTTCAATGTCTCCTGTTAGAATGACTTTGGTATTTTCACCAACTCTCGTAATTATAGTCTTTAATTCGTGGATTGTTAAATTTTGTGCCTCGTCAATAATAATAAAAGCATTATTAATGGACCGGCCTCTTATGTAAGTCAGGGCTTCTACTTGGATTACTCCTTTATCAAAAAACATATCCATAGATTTATGCTGGCCATTCATTAGGAATTCCAGATTGTCTTGGATAGGCATTAACCAAGGTTTCATCTTCTCTTCCATTGTACCAGGCAAATATCCAATGTCTTTACCCATAGGCTGGACTGGACGCGAAACAACCAGTTTTTTGTATATACCTTTCTCAATTACTTGCTCTAAACCAGCGGCTATAGCCAAGAGGGTCTTACCACACCCGGCCTTGCCTATTAGGGTAACAATTGGCACTTCTGGGTCCATTAAAAGGTCAAATGCGAAGGTCTGTTCCTTGTTGCGAGGTCGTAGGCCCCAAAGGCCGTGCTCATATGTTGTAACCTTTTTCAGGGCTAAATTATAATTCATAAACCTCGCCAAAGCAGTCTTTTTTTCATTTGCGTTAGAAACAAGCATAATAAACTGATTAGGCTTAAATTTAGATTTAACTTCATCCTTGTCAAGCTTGATTTCCTCTCCTGAATAAAACTGATCAATCAATTGGTCATCTACCAAGTGTTTAGCAAAGCCAGTAAAGAGTTTTGTCTCATCAGCTACGATTTTGTTAGGGATATAATCTTCTGTTATAATCCCAAGAGAATCACACTTCACACGCATATTAATGTCACGGGTTACGACCACGACTTTTCTTTTAGCGTGGGATTTCATCTCTGTTATGGCGGTTGTAATAATCTCATTATCAGCACTTTTTAAATCACAACCAATTGGCATATCTTCAGGATCATACCCTTTAACATAGATAATTCCCTGGCCTTTAGCCAATCTAACGCCTTTGTGTAGATTTCCCTTAGATCTTAGGCCGTCAAGGATCCTAATTGTGGATCTGGCGTTAAGGCCGACACCGTCCTGGCGTTTCTTATGTTTGTCAATCTCGTCCAATACTTTGATTGGGACGACAATATCGTTATTTTTGAATTCAAATATTGAATTCGCGTTGGTTAAAAATACATTAGTATCAATTACATAGGTTTTTTTCATAATTTGACTTCCGTCCCTCACTAATTATTATATGGTTCGAATTAAAATCCTCGCCGTTTTACTGTTAGTGGTCACACTATTAATTAGTTGTGGGCTCAATACACAGGTCAATAAGAAACTCACAACAGCTAAAAAATCCTTTATTAGAGTTGATGTGATGTTGATTGATGAGGAGTGCGCGCAGTCTAGTTGCTTGTTTCCACAGAGCATTATTCCTTATGCTACAGCATCTGGATCAATTGTACAAATCAAAAATAAATATTTTATTTTAACTGCTGCACATGTTTGTAATTCTAATGGTCATATACTTGGCCCAAAAGAAGTAGAATATCACGAAGTAAAATTTGTTTTAACCGATCGCGATAATAAAGAATTTAGAGGAATAGTAGCAAAAGTCGATTTTGATTCGGATATCTGCCTGCTGTATAGCGATGACATATCTGGGCCACCGATAAAAATGTCTGTTAAAAAACCGATATACGCTGACAAAGTATATAATATTGCTTCACCCTTGGGTATTTCTCACAAAGAAATGGTACTTTTATTTGAAGGTCGATACTCTGAAAACATTGATTTAAGTGCATACTACACAATACCAACTACACAAGGATCCTCGGGATCCCCGATATTAAATTCAAATGGTGAGTTAATTGGAATGATACATTCAGTCCATGGAAAATTTCATCATATCGCTGTATCACCCACATATGCAACTCTTTGGAATTTCCTACATTAAAAACAAAAAAAGCCCGCAGATACAAAGACCTACGGGCTAACAGGATAATTAATTATTTAATTTTTTAAAGAACGTTCTTTTTGACGAGGAAATAGCCAGTGGCAAATCCTACGACAGCAGAAAGAACTACAGCTAATGTAACTTCCATCTTAGTCACCTCCTTCTTCATCAGGCACATCTTCGTCTTCAGCTTCTTCGACGTCGGGATCCTCTTCAGTAGTATCCTCCTTCTCGGCCTCTTCAACCTCTTCTATTGCTTCTTCAGTATCTTCAGAAGGCGTTTCGGTTGCATCCTCTGGTGCCGGGGCTGCAGCATCTTCCGTAGCCTCTTCGGCCGTAACATCGGACTCTTGCGTGGTACCAGCATCAGCTTCTACCGTCGCCAACACATCAGTAGCTACCAAATCATTATCCGGTGCTTCTGCCTCGCTTTCATCTTCACATGCTACAAGCATCAAAACCAACACCAATAAAGTCATACTTAATAAATACTTCATTTAAATTCTCCTTTTATATCAGTATTCTAATCGATTAAAATTAACTCTTGCTGACTTAGCTAATTGAACTAACTCGCAAGTCGGTAAACTTTCATCAAAATCCACCTTTTTAGCGCGCAAAGCGCGCTTTAAAACCACTCTTTCTTGAATATTGGCTTCAATACCTGCCTCAATTGCTGTTTCTTTAAGCATTTTCTTTGTAGGCTTGTGCAATTTTGATAATGGATTATAATCACCCA